ACTGCTATTGCTCCTACATACTGTATAGCAGTTGTTGGTATAGTTACAGCCTTCTTTGGTTTTACTAATATTAAGAAGAAGGATGACTACTAATGTTAGGACTAAACTTAATAGGTCAGGTAGCTAATTTAGCTGGTACTATGATCGAAGGTAAGACTGCTGTAAAGAAAGCAGAAGCTGAAACTAAGATGAAGATAGCGACAGGTGAACTTGACTGGGATCTAGCCGCTATGAAAGCTACAGAGAATAGCTGGAAAGATGAGTGGATTACACTTTTGTTCAGTATTCCCCTTATATTGGCGTTCTGTGGGGACTGGGGTAATCAAATCGTACAGGATGGGTTTGCCGCCTTATCTAACATGCCAAGCTGGTATCAGTATTCCCTTGGTGGTATTGTAAGTGCTAGTATAGGTATGCGTGGTGTAAGTAAATACTTTGGTGGAAAGAAATAAGCATGAAGAACAACTTTGATAAATGCCTACATATGTTACTTGAACACGAAGGGGGTTACGTAAATAACGTCCACGATAAAGGTGGTATGACTAATTTGGGAGTCACTAAGAGAGTGTACGACAAATGGATTGGCAGAGAGTCTACTGAACAAGAGATGAGAGACTTAACTCCAGATGATGTAGCTCCTATCTACAAGAAAAACTACTGGAATCGAGTTAAAGGAGATCAGCTTCCATCGGGCTTAGACTGGAGCTGTTTCGACTGGGCTGTGAATTCTGGATCAGGTAGACCTGCTAAAGCTGTACAACGTGCAGTAGGTGCTACAGCAGATGGAGCTATAGGACCACAGACGTTAGGTCTTATAATGGAGAAAGACCCTAAGTTTATAATTGATTATGTGTACACTGTACGTAAATCTTTTTATGAGAGCTTAGACGACTACAAACATTTTGGTAGAGGGTGGAGTAGAAGGAACACTGAGACACTACATCAAGCTATGAAAATGGTAGAAGAGTAAACAAAAGAAAAGCCGTAGGTATCCACTCAAGGACGCCTACGGCTTTTTTGATTCTATACTTGTGGTGTGAACCTATTAATTTCCTCTCAGGTAGGTTAGCCTATGAAAAGCTCTAACCTCTGTCACACCACGCTTAATTTCCCTCTCAGGGGCTATTTAACACCTACTGCATCCATAGTAATTGCTAGACCTTCGAATAGAGTTTTTACATCTTGATTTAGCTTAGATATGATCCACACTAAGTAGACAGATAGAGCTAGATTACCTAACAGTATCCCTTCGTTTATTGTCATTTATGTTTCTCCGCTAATGCTTCATTCATACGTTTAAGATACCACTGTGCTTTGTTCATATCCTCAACAGGGTTAGCTTTATATCTGTACCTATGTTGGTATTTAATCATGTTACCATGACAGTAAGCTATAAACCCATCAAGACCTAACACTTGTCTAATGTAGTCAATACATTCTATACCTTCTTGGTTGTAGTGAGCAGGTTTGTTAACTGGGTCGAAGCCCATTTCTTGTTGTTGTTTCTGATCTAAATTCCACTTAGCCATTTTTACTTAAGTATTCCCTTAGTTCTGTATAGCCCCCAAGGTGAGTGCCATCTGGTTTAAATATTTGAGGTACTGTAGTATAACCTGACTTACGCATTAAAGTCAATAACCATTTACTACTTGGAGACTGTACATTGTAGGTTGTTACCTGACTACCTGCGACACCCCTTAGTAGTTGTAAAGAGGCATCACAGAAGTTACATTGGTTTCTAGTTATTACTATCCACATTAAACGAGATCTACAATCTCACAGCTATCTCCAGAACATGCTAGTGTCTGACTACCTGCTGTGTTATCTTCTTGTTCGTATTCTGATAGTTTAGTCCAGTCAATAGCTTTAGGCATCTGATCTAAAAGTATATGATAGTCAGTAGGTAAGCATTCTTGGTAAGGTGCTTGCTGATAAGTATGCTCATTGAATGGTAAGAACGACACACCTGACATTTCATCAAAGTGTCTGTATACAAACGCTCCTACTTCGAACCATTCGTCTTTCTTAACATTAATAGTCACACTAGGCTTATGCTCACACCAACTACGCTGATAGGCTAACCACATCTCTAATTGTTCTATAGCAGACATGTCAGCAGTAGTTACTGCATTGTCTGGAGCTTTCATAGGGAAGCTAAACACAGTAGTTTGTTCTGGCTTCATTACATCTGGCTCATTAGGTATACCTTGATCTATCATAAACTGTGTTAACGGGTCTTTGTTGTCTCCGCGTACAGTGCGAATATAATAGGCTGAGTGACGAGCGTGAATCCCACTGCTACTGTTAACCAGTTGGCTGACAGTACCGCTTGGTTTAACACAGCTGATAGCAGTACTGACAGGGATATCAAGGCGTTTAGCCCAAGTAGCATTAGTATCGACAGCGATCTGTTTGAGGTGTCCAAGAGTATTCTCCAATCCTTTGTTTGTAGTTGTCATTATAGGATTGTCCATAATACCAGTCATAGACACACCTAGTAGTCTTTCTTCTTCAGTATTCTTTTGCCATATCTTACGTAAGTATGGAAACTTAGTAAAAGAAGATTGTATAGTACCTAGTATTGTAGCTATCCTAACCTTACGTTCTAAGTCTTCTACTGTGTCTGTAGCACGTACTACACACTCTGTTAAATTACAGAACTGGTTCGGGCGTAAAATTATCTCACTGCAAGGATTCGTCCCGAACTCAAAGTTAGGATCACGTCTACCATTCTTAGCCGCTTGCTTCTTAGATGCTTCACGATTAAAGATACCACGTTCACCACTCCCACTTTCCACTAGAGCCATCCACTCACGCATGAAAGATAAACTGTCAGGCTTCTCAGTATACGACACAGAGTTGTTAGCTAAAGCACGTTGTGGATCGTTATCCCACCATGAACCTGACTTAGCATGTCTCATACGATCATCTGATAAGTTACTTAGAGAGATCATAGCAGATCTACGTACACCACCTACAACTACTACTTCACCAATCTTACACATGATGTCGTGACACTCAAGAGATGATAGTCTACGTCCCTTAGCTTCTGTGAATACACGTACAACAAAGTTAAACAAGTCAATCAAAGGTGCTGGACCTGATGCTCTACCACCAAAGGTCTTTAGCTTTGCACCTGCTGGTCTAACTCTAGATACATCCCACTTTGGTATTTCACCACTATACAGTAATGCTACGAGTTGTCTTAGAGACTTAGCCCAACCTTCTTTACTGTCCTTTACAATGATAGTAGTTTCACTGTTAAACATATTGTCAGGTACTTCTGGTAGCTTCTGTATAGATTGTCTTTCAACAGAGAACCCTACACCTGTACCACATAACAAGATAAACATAGCTTCATCAAATGCTTTTATGTCATCTACAGCTAAGTAAGAGCAATTATAACCTGCTGTATTGTCACGAGCTAAAGCTGGACCAGCAGTCATCAATGCCCTCATACTAGGGCAAACTTCTAAGTTTAGTATAGCTAACTCTATCTCTGCTATCTGCTTAGGGTGATCTCCTAAAGCTGGCTTAACTAAGTTGTCCATATACCTAGTTACTGTCTCTCCCCAAGACTCTCTCCTACCTTCTGCTTCTAACCAACGAGCATAACGTGACTTGTGTATAAATGATTGGTAGTCTGTTGGTAAGTAGTTGTCGCTCATTTCTTGCCGCCTCTTTCTTGTCTATCTTCTTTAAACCATATCATACGATCTATGTCGCCACGAGTAAGACCTATATCTTTTAGTTCTCTATCAGTTAACCTATTTAAATGCTTAACGGCATCTCTGTGCATCTGCCACGTAATCATGTAGTTAATAAACCTATACCACCATCTACCAAACGCTCTTAATATTTTCATCTGTTATCTCCTGATCCTTTTATCTTATCTCTGTTCTTACGGCTTGTTAACTTCTCTATGTTTATGTCAGCTATTTCATCTAAGTTATAACCTATGTCGTTAGCTAAGTTAGATAAGTACCACAGTACATCACCTAATTCCTTCGCTACCTCATGTCTATTAAACACACCATCTCTTACTTGCTTCTTAACCTTCTCGGCTACTTCACCTGTCTCACCACATAAACCTAAAGCTGGGTATAGAACTTTATGCGTTGCAGGGTATATAGCAAAGCTAACTGCTTTCTGTTGGTATTCTCTAAATCCTATTGTCATACTACTCTTCCATAAAATTCTGTTGGTTTCATATCTTCTTTATAAGCATCAAATAAGTACCAACAACAGTTGTCCTTACCTACACTCTTACTTCCTTCTATCCACTTAACACGACCTATTGACACAACCTTAGAACAATAAGTCATAAACAGAGCTGACTGCTTAGTGTGCATCCAATCAGCATCAAACAATAACCAAGTAGGACATATACCTAACCAATGGTCTATCAAACTGTGTAATATTTTTCTATCCCAAGGTGGATTAGTTATCATGTAGTCCATTACTCCATAGCCGCCAAAATCAAGATTAAGAGCATTAGAAGTAAATATATCAGCATGTCTTGGCTCAATGTCACTAGCATATATACATTCTCCTGTACCTTGAGTTAGTTTACTTATGTGTCTTATTAAGCGTCCGTCACCAGCACAAGGCTCTACATAATCAAATGCGTAGGGTAAGTGTGCTAGTAGCGGCTCAACAGCTTCTATGGGCGTAGGATAGTAGTCTCTGGGTATTCTCTCAAAGTTGCTACGTTTACCCATACAACTCCTTTAACCTCTTAAGTGATACAAACTCTGGCTCATACATACCATTTTCTATCTCACGTTTGATTACTACACCTTTCCACCAATCAAGATTAGACTGACCTGCCCAACCTTCTTCAGCACCTTTAAAGCAACCTGCTACAAGACCTATAGCTTTAGCTCCATCCTTAAACTTTAGATCTCGTTTGTGACTGTGGCCACAAGTAGAGCTTGTATATCTGTGACCTAACAAAGTATTAGCGTGGTGTAATCCAGATACAGCAGAACCGAAGTTACCTGCTTGGAAGAAGTGTGCATACGACACACCATCATATTCAGCTATAGATGGTCCTGAGTTTCTGTATTCGTGGTAGTCGTCGAACCAGTGGTCTGTTTGAAGATGCCCGAAGGATATCCCGTATTTGTCTCCCTCAAGTCTGGGGTCGCTCTTGAGTGCTTTCTTGATCCTGTTTTCATGGTTGCCTTCGAACCCAATCCATCTTGGTCTTTTGTACTTGCGTTGACTAGGCTTTTGTCTGAGCCTATCCATAGATTCATTGTAATGTTCGATATCTTGTTCATAGCTCTGACTGACAATAGCTTCAGGACTCCTAGTATCAAAACTATTGAGAGAACGCATATCAGCACCGTCACCGAGGTCAACGATATAATTGGGGTTAACGTCATATATTAATTCTCCTAGCCAATCAAATCTTTCATTACTTGTAGTCGGGTCACTATGAGCGCAACTAAATACAACTGCTGTCTTAGACATATTCATTTCCTTTGTCAGGTATGTTTATAACTATAGGATCTATAGTAGATAAAAAGTAGGATTGAAACTTATAGGCGGCATCAAAGTTAATAAAAGGTATATCGTCCTCAAACATCTCCTTAGCTTCTACATCTTCTACACTGCATGTTAACCACCAATTGCCTTCAGGACATTGAAATGGTCCATTTATTACTCTATGTACATTGTACGTTACTTTATCCATTCGTCGGGTATCCTTTTATCTGCATATAGAAAGTTATTCTTCTCGCACCACATAGCATATGTAGTCTTAGATCCTTTACGAATCTTATTCCTACTATTACTAAACACAAACCTTATGTCAAGGTCAGGGTTCTGCTCTCTAACTTTAAGATGCTTCTTTCTATCGTCTGGAACAAAGCGTCCTTTACTTTCAATTATTACACCATTAGGTAATATGAAGTCAGGGGTGTAGGTCTTACTTTCGATTAACTGCCATTTTATCTTGACAGTCTCGTAGCCAAAATCTACACCCCTCTCTTTGAGGTCTTCTGATATGACATCCTCAAGCCCAGAACGATAACCATTCTTTATAGCTTGTTGTCGGATCTTACTTTTGGTGGTTGCCATATTTCTGCCTCTTCTCTTCTAAGCCATAACAGCCTAGCGTTTTCTAATACTCTATCCTCATTTCCATCGTAGGCCTTAACTGCACAGTCCCAAAGATCTTCTTCTGTTTCTGCATCTTCTAGTATTTTCTTAGCCTTGACAGGACCAACACGAAACAGACCTACTATATTGTCTGCTCTATCTCCTGTTAGTATTTGAGTATAGAAGAACTTAATTCCCCCGAAGGGGGTTACTTCTAGATAGTCACCTCTAACGATGTTAAAATGCCAACAGGGTATCTGTAGCATGTCTTTGTCTATAGAGGCTACACAAGCCTTGTAATTTAGTTTGGCGGCTTCCATTGCGATAAGATCATCAGCTTCTTCTCCTTGGCTTACAGTAGCTTTATACTTGCTCTCCATGTAATCTCTGGCGTGTTGCAAGTGTCTAGGTTTCTCAACGTGCTTTCTATTTCCCTTGTAGGGGTGTGATTTAGCTATATCATATCTGAAGTTACCTTTTCCAGTTAAGTATACTTCATAATCTAAACCTAACTCTGGGAATAATACAGTCTTCTCTAAAATGAACTGGATAAGATCGTCAACTTTCATTTCTGTATCTGACGACCTATCCTGTTGAGTGGAGAAGGCCGCACGATAAGCAATTATATCACCATCGATTAGTACCTTCCCCATGTCCATTTAAGTGTCGCCCCACATCATTTCACCATCTTCACATTCAAAACCTACAGACTTAACATATGTGAAACCAAAGGCATGTGCGGCTTCAGCAAAGAGTTGAGCTAACTCTTGGGCTTCTGTAATATCATCCCTGCTCATATCAACACTCCCACTGTAACCATCATCATCCTTTTCCATGTATGCATTAACACTTACTCTCATTTTCTACTCCTAGACGTTAAACAGTTCGTCATCTTCTGACACTATGTTATCTTCATATGGTACGTGATCTGTAACACCTACGTTTAGTAGACGTACACCTGCACCATTAGCATATACTTCAAACTGTACTTTAGCTTTAGTGCCATTACCTAGTGGTCCATCACTAGAGAAGTCCCACATACGTTTACTTTCACGACCTTCAGTTAGGTTAACAACTTTAGGTGCGCCACCATAATCAATCGTGACAGGTTCACCATTACGATCTGTAAAGTTCTTTACATCAGAAACCTTACGCTTGACCTTCATGTACTTACCTATTCCTAGATCTGCATTACCTTGTCGTATGCGGTCACTATTCATAGGATGTAGGTCTAAACCTTCAGCTTCTAGCTTGCTGATTTGTTCTTCATCAGTGAAGTAAGCATTAGTAATAAACTGCCCACCATTCTGATGTACTGCTTGTGCGGCACGAGGTCCATCTGGACTACCCATGTCTGCGTTTTCTGGAAATACTTTAGCGTATTCAAGTATCATATCCATTGTGTATTTAGCCATGTCGAGTTCCTTTCGGCTGTTGGTACTTATATATAACGTCTAAATTTGACAATATGCAAGGTAGACAAAAAAATAAAGTTAGTGTATGTCTGCGTAGCTCTTACCAAACTGTGCATCTACACCTAGTGGTACGTTAAGTTCTAGCTTTTGGTTAAGGTTTTCAATAGCTTGTTCCATTGTAGCCTTAGTTTGTTCTTCTTCTCCTTCTTGTACGAGTGCGATGATTTCATCGTGGAATTGACCGATGGTTTTAATTCCGTAGCGACGACATAAAGATACCCAACTGTCAAAACAAAATACTCCTGTTCCTTGATTTAATGTAGAGAAGCGATCCTTGTCGCTCCTAAGACTGTACCAGAATTCCGATACAGGATTGTATAGCCATGTAGAGCCAAATAAGTCCCTTGTACGGGCTGTACTAGCCACCTTATAGACTGACCAGTTACGTGACCAGAAGGCTTCTAGGAGCTTCTTTGCGTCCTTAGAGGGCATCCCAGTGTTACGAGATAGAGTAGAAGCACCGACACCATAAGTAGCACTGTAGTTAACTACTTTGTAATTCTTACGTAGGGCTGATAAAGATCTTTCTCCATTGTTATGCTTATCTATATCTTCTTGTGTAATAACACCTGCATGTTTAGCTAAGTCTAAGTGTGGATCAAACCCTTCTTTAGACATCTCTTCTACGTAGTCAGGGTCTAGAGGTTTCATGTAGTGACGTTTAGTTGTATCCTCTAGTGAGGTCATGTCAGCACCACACAATGTATAACCTTCTGGACAAATCAAACAACCTCGTATCTCTTTACCATATGGCTTATCAACTGATGGTAAGTTAACAAGAGGCTTGGCATGTTTAAACCTAAGAGTGTTAGTCAATCCAGCTATATTCCCCTGTACGTACCCATCTACTTGAGCGTTAACCATACTCTTTATAACACCTATGCGATGCGACAAAACAGATAGACCTTCGAGTAGACTGATAGCAGGTTCTATGTCTGCCAATGCTTTGACTGAACTACACAAGTCTGCATCCTTACGTACTTGCTCTAATTTCCTTGTGTCCCCTGTCTTCTTGTCAGTTAAATACTTAAAGGTACGTGGCTTCCAACCTAATGAGAACAACCAATCCTTAACTTGATCTGTACTGTTAGGGTTAGCTCTTTCTTCACCTGTCTTAACTGTTAGTGACTGTGTGGTTTGTGGTTGCTTCTGCTCTTTACATAGTGCAACCCACTTCTCTCCATTTGCTGATAGAGATCCATCCTTCTTGTACATAACTTTAGGTTTGTTACGTACTGCTGTAATAATCCTACGTGGCATAGCATCAGCAAGCATCTCTGTCTTATCAGCCTTTAGGTTCTCCCAGTCTTGTAAGTGACCTTCTGCTTTATCTACGTCCAATTTCCACTGGAGGGTTTCTTGTTCTCTAGCACACTCCATCTTGAATGTAAGGTAGTCAACAAGTCTATCCTTATTTCCACTGTGGGGGTATAGTTTACTTAGCTTCCTGTCTAAGTCTTTCCATAACCTTACGTTGATCTTAACGTCTTCTTCACACCTGTATTGATATTCTTCAGGACTTAGATTCTGCCAATCATCAATCTTAGGTTTAGGTACACCATACATCTCACCATAATGTGCTAGTCCATGCTTCTGTAAGCTGTGGTTTATGTACCAAGCTAGAGGTAACGTATCTATGATCCTAGCGTCTACCTTTATGTCTAGGATCTTTTCCACTACAGGTATATCATACCTAACTATGTTGTGACCTATAACTGTGTCAGCGTTGAGAAAAAATGTACGCATCTCTTCATAGTCAAAAGTAGATTGTATTTGACCTTCTTCGTTTACGTAAGATAGTACGTGTATCTTTGTAGGGTTAAACCCATCTGTTTCTATATCAAATATTGCCATCTACTTAACTCCGTTCTTCATGTCCCAGTATATCTTATCTTCTTCTGGGGTTTTAAAATAAGTACTAATAAAATGCTCTATGCCATCAGAGTGATAATGCTTTCTTCTTTTATCATCTCCCCATTGACCTGTAGTATAGTAGTACGCATACCTTGGGCTATACTCACTAACTGGATCTTTCTCTTTATATATAAATATGAGGCAAGGCTTTTCATAAACTACATAAGATATACCTTTTAAATCAAGATAACCCTTAACGTGTTCTAAAGATTGTTCTGTGTATTTTCTGAACTTAGCTTCTCCGTTAGCTTTACGACCAGTATAAACCCAATCTTTTTTCCTGAAGTCTTCTACATTAATTTCTGGCATTATAATATCTCCCTTAACATAAATGTATCTAAGTTAAATGCTAACTTACCTGCTTGTCCTTCTTCTGAACAAGGTCTGTTCTTCTCTACCTTTAGGTAAGTCGTGTTACGTTCTTCTAAACTGTCAGCTTCTTTATCTCTGTGTAAGTCTATAATTACAGACGCACGTTGACCTATCATCTTACAGTACTTAGGGTCACCATTCTCATTAGTGTGAGCAATAGTAACAATACCTACGTTAAGCTCTGCGGCTAACTTAGATAGTCTAATAGACAGGTCAGCTAACATAGACTCTTTACTTTCTTCTGATGTGCCTACAACTACGTCTTGTATAGGTTCAAAGAATACAAACTTACAATCACACGCTTGGCTAAAGAATCTTATCTGATCTATTAGTTCATCAGTACCTTGACCATCACCTAAGTAGAATTGGTAGAAGTTCTCATCTTTAGTTATGTTACTTATAGCTTCACGTACAAGTTTGTCTGCTTCCTTCTCTTCGATCAAGTCACGTCTTGTTAGGTTATCACCTACTTCATACGACACAAGACCTAGTAAAGACCTTAGTTTGGTTTCTTCTAAGTGCCATGCGGCAATAGGTATGTTTTGTTTTAACATACTGTATTCCATGTAACGCATAAGCTCGGTCTTACCTATACCTGTAGGTGCTTTAAACACTGTGAAGTGACCCTGCATAAGACCTAAGACTTTATCGTCTAACGCCTGTATTCCTGTAGGGTAGTATACATGCTCAGGTGTATCTTCATACAACTTAAGAAACTGATCAGATGTATTGAGTATGTTTTCTGGTGTATGCTTAGTTGGTTTCCACCACAAGCTCTTGAAGTCTGCACCTTTACCTGCTTTTAAGAAATCATTAGCATCTTTAAACTCACCATGCTTCACACGATATATTTTGTTAGGAAACAACCTAGCCATACGATCAGCTATAGCATTACCTGCATCATCATTATCTACAGACAACACAATCTTCTCAAAACTATCTAACCAATCCTTACAGTTCTCCCATAGCTTCTTAGATGGTGTGGCTGAAGGTAGTGATACAACAGGATTAGTATATTGCATCTTTAACATTTGTGCGGCAGATAAAGCATCTAACTCACCTTCTGTTATTGTTACCATCTTAGCACAACCAGCAGGGAATAAGTTCATACCAAATAGTTCATCCCCTTTGAAACCATTCTTAGCATAGAAAGCCTTCTCTTCTAGGTTACGAACCTTAATTCCCCCAGAGGGGTATATGTATTCTTGTCTGTCGTCATATGTAAGTACATTAAAGTCTTGCATTGTACTCTGCAAAATTCCTCGGTGGGGTAGGTGACGACCATCAGATACACTTTCTATTCTTTTAGGTGTAAACTCTGTTACATTCATACTATCTCTTTCTTTCTTAGGATACTTGTCTTCTGCCCAGTCGTATGTTTCTTCTCTTGAAGGGTAATTACCACCACAAGAATGACACTTACCTACTCTCTTTTCAGTATGATAAGAAAAAGCGTCACTTGAACCACATGCAACAAAAGGACAAGGTTTATGTATTATGTCTGGCATACTTACGTTTCTTTCTTTAGTAGTTTGTACTGGTGAGTGTAAAACTTATGTTTATACTTAAGTAGTACATTTATCTATAACGTCTAAAATCTCTAAATTGCAAGATCACAAATTGTTACAAGTTTGTAACGTATGTTATTTCTGATCTGTTCTACAGCTTGTCTAGATACATTTAACACTTTAGAAGCCTCTGTTAAGTTATTGTTATTGTTATACAAAACCATAAACAATCTCCACTCTTTAGGTGATAGTTCTTTCTTTAAAACCTCTATAGAATCTTTTAGTTCGTAAGAACCAAACAAGTCTTCAGCAGGTATTTGCTGATCCTCTGCATCTACATATTCTGTGTTATCTTCTTTTACAGCCTCACGACCTGCTCTACTCTTAGGGTAAGATAAGTTAGAAGACCTGACGTTTAGATAGTTTGACATCTCATCTCTAGCTCTGTAATACAACTTATAAGGTTCTGTTACACCTTCTGCTCTCATCTTTAAGCATAGTACTACACCTTCAGAAACTATATCATCGTAGTCCTGATGGTTGTAGTACTTACTAGCTAACCTTCTACACATATCTAGTATTTCTTGGTTGTTCATAAGAATAGACCAGTCACATATAACATTGCCTTAACTAATACGAAAGAAAAGCCTATGAACGAAAATCCTATCATAGTAAAAAATAAAATACTTACGTACTTAGCTATTCTTAGTTCTTCTTGTTTCATCTTATCTGTCCTGTAATATGGTTTATAATCTTTACTCATTCTTCAACTCCATTTCGATAGTGTTAATCTTAAAACCGCAAATCAAACATTTCTTATAGCGTTTTATACTAGGAAATCCTCTTCCGTGGTATTCCCTAGTATCGACTACTTTAAGTTTATTCTTATAACCTTTAGTTAAGCAGTCTGGGCAATAGAATACTTGTCTTAAACTCATTTTAGTATGTGTTCCTCTACAATATCTCTCTTAAACTTTATAGCTTCCTTTACAGGTTCTTTAGCGTATATAATATCATTAAGTCTTTTCACTACGTCACTCGTAAGCATGAAATCTCCATGTAGTTTTATCTTTTCCATTAGAACATTACCTCTCCATCTACTATTAGTGTGTTATGCCAAGCTATAGTCTCGGCTCTTAGTGCATAGAAGCCTGTCTGCTCGGCTATACTCTCAAGTTCTTCTGTATCACTCTTGAGTATGCCTAGCTCCATAAGCTCCATTTCCATCGAAGGGGGTAGGGGCATTACAACTCGTTACCTAACCCAAAGATACGACGACCACCTGCTACAAAACCTAGCACACGATCCACATTAAAGCACTTGTAGCCTTGCTTAGTCTTGAGTGTGATGTAACCAGCTTTGCGTAGTGCTTCAGCCGCTATACGACCTTTCTCGTTGCCCTTAAGACCTTTTATTACATTCATACGTCCAGTGTATGTACGTTCTTCGTTATCCTTAGTTAAGAACTTAACTGTGATAAACTTGTTTTGGTTCTCTGATAATACATTAGTAACCATGTTAAGTGGTAAAGTCATTATATACTTCCTCCGATTTGTCTATTAATTTCCACTGAAGGGGTGTCATCACCCTCTTGTTCTACTACATAATTCCATTCTGCTTCCATGTCAATACTGTATGGTGGTAGCATTGTTAGAGCGTGAGTATTGAAGGCAACAAAATTGGTAATGCCTAAACTATTCTCTAACGCATATTTTCCACTGAGGTACTTAGCTGACTGTTCAGCTTCTTCTAGCACTCTCTTGTTTCCTTCCAGAACTGTAACACCTTTCTTTCCGATGTGTACCCCTGCAACTTTATATGTTTTATTCTCGTCATTACTGCTCATGTTATTATCCTTTTAAAACAATTGGTTATCTATGGTTTGCTGTTCGTAGCACTCTTCACATATGTCTAAGTCTGTAAGTTGTTCAAGATCAACCTCTTGTTCACAGTTAATACAGAAGATTTTATTCTCTTCTAGCTCGACTACATAATTACCTATTCTACTCATCATTACTCTCCTGTTTAAATGAATACTCATCATACAACGTAGGTATTCTTATACGCCTTTCAACTCCGTCCTGATGGTATTGTAACATTGATTCAGCAAAACTTATACAGCCTACACCTACAAATCCATACTCAGGGGCTTCTTCATACGCCTCATGATATACTTTTATTAGTTCCACATACAACTCATGTGGTATCTCATCATTTAACAAGCCCTTAGTTAGTTCTGTCTCTGTCTTGTAGACTTTATTTCCACTGAGGGGTCTAACGAACTTGCCAGTTACAGGGTCAATCGGTGGTATCTTATCTCCACTCATGTTACCACCTGATAATCACGATGCACTGTAGAGTTACTTAACATTCTATCATCGTGATCCAATACAGCATCGCTATTAGATATTATCTCTAAAGCTATCTCTCTAGCTTCGTCTTCACTGTCAGCTTTTATTCTAAGGCTCATGCCTTCTTCGTAATGTACTCCAATATAATATTCTTTAGTCATTGTTATTCTCCTTTGCTAAATATTCTAAATTAAACCAATGTCCGTGTGATTCTAGATAACTAAACTGTCCATCACTTTGTACGTGTAAATAGTGTACACCATACTTACGATCTTTGCTAACTGCAAACCTGTTTCCATTGATACCTAACTTGTTAAGCATCTTGTTAGCATTATTTACTATCTCTTGTGCTGTATACTCGTCACTAGGCTCTTGTAGTTCTATCCACACACCCATAGTTGTTAGTTTCTGTTCCATTATACTTCTCCATGTATATCATCAAGGCCACTAATCTCTGCCTCGTATTTATCTAATGCACGTTGACAATCTTTATGATCTACATGCATCTCTACCTCTCTCCTATCACAGTAAGCCCTACCTGACAATACTCCATCGACCATTTCTATTTCTTCTACATCTATTTCCATCTCGCCATAACCTAAGTCCATGTAAACTCTGGTGTCTATGTGACTAGCGTAACTTTGTCTGACTATTTCCATTATTACTTACTCCTTATCTTTTGTGCTACTTCTTCATATTGCACTAGGTCAAGTAGATCATCAAGTTTATTCTTAATCTCTTTTAGATCGTCTCTTATAGTGTCCACATCAAACTTAGCTTCATCAAGACAGTAAAACAAGTTATTTATTTTGTCTTGCTTTGAAAGACTGTCCTCACCTTTAGGTGTATGATTTACATTTATACCACGTTGAATGTCAGCTTTACAAACTTCTGCTTTATCTACAATAGTGTAAACATCTGATGAAATAGCTTCTATCTCTTTAATTATCATTTCCATTTTATCTATCCTTATTTCCACTGAACGGGTCTATACGAATCACCTTAACACTTTCCACTGGACGGGTCAAGCCCATAATTTCCTCGGACGGGTCTACAATTTCGCTGGACGGGGCAACCATAATTTCGCTGGACGGGTGCATAATTTCCTCGGACGGGGGTGTTATAATATAACAGTCT